ACCGAATGAAAATGCCATCCAGTTTTTCAAAAATATGGATTTTAGATCATTTACATTTAATTTTGAATTGGCATCAAGAAATTATGAGGAATTCAAGGTGGTTGACACCCTAATCAACTGGTTCAAACAAGCAATGCACCCCAAATCCTTCCAATCTGGGGGAACTGGTGGTGTTCTTGGATTCCCTGACGTATTCACTCTGGAACCACAATTCAATAAAGTAAAAAACAATGAAGCAAACCCTGTTCAGCATCCCATGATGCCAAAAACTAAACTTTGCGCTTTGACTAACTTGAAGGTAAACACTACACCATTCAATACATTAACAACAGTGTTTGATGGAACAATCCCATTAGTCACTATGCAATTAACGTTCACCGAACTCACCGCACTTACTTCCGAAGATTTTAGCACTGGAGTTGGATACTGATGCTTAAAAGTTTACCCGATTTACTCTACAATACATCAAGTTCTCCAGCAGATCCAAAGTGGATCTATGCAAAAAACCTTTGGAAACGAGCAGAAGTTATTCTAGAGTACAAAAACTCTTTAATGCTGTTTAGCGAGTACATTGTAAAAAATGGAGAAAAACCAGAAAATATTGCATTTGAGTTATATGACAATCCATTTTACGCATGGACTATTTTGATCGCTAATGATATCACAAACTATCATGATCAGTGGCCAAAGAGTGCCCTTCAGTTAAATGAATATGTCAACGAGAAGTATGAGAATCCTGGGGCAATCAAACACTACATCACAACGGAACTGAGAGATGCAAACGACAGATTAATTGTTCCTGCTGGTAAAATTGTGCCACCATCATTCTCCGTCAGTTACTATGATGGGCAATCGACAATTACTGCAACACCAGTGACCTCTGTTTCATACTATACATACGAAAATGACTTGAATAGCGAAAAAGAAAAAATTCAAATCATCAAACCAGAAATAATCAAAGAATTTGTTAAAACTTATGAGAAAATCCTACGTAAGAGTGGTGGTGCTACCCTAGGATTGAACTCATACGACGTAAAACTCTAAAAAACCTACAGACAAAAAAATACCCCGAATTTTTTTTCGGGGTTTTTTGTAACTAAAAAGAGGTTTTCGCTGGAGGAGCAGGAACGTCGTTCCAATGTCTCACTGCGTTTGCAACAATGGCAACATTAGTGACAAGGTAAGTGAGGAATATAAAAGTGCGTAGCACAGCCACGTAATCTGCCTCTTTGTCATTCTTTCCTGCCTTTTCTCCAAGTGCTTTTGCCCAGATCCTCCAAGCGGATTTCCTCTTTACCATATCAGTCTTCAGCAGCAAGTTTGGCGAAGTAGGACATGGTGTCGTCTTCATCTGCCGAAGGAGCAGGTGCAGACTTGAACGAAGGAGCGAAGGACTGTTCTTCGACAGCAGGAGCAGATTCAAACTCACTCTCCTCAGTCTCACGATCGAACTTGGGACGAGGTGCGCTGTTCAGAACGCTGTTCAGACGTTCCTGCAGTTCTTCGTAGGTCTTGAACTGATCGTCGGCAGTGAAGGCAGCAAGACTGTATTCCTTCTTCCAGATGCGCTCAAGTTGATCATCCTCGAAGTCACCCAGGGTGGAAGAACGATCAAATTCAGACTTGTCGTAGTTCCAGTAACCAGCAACCTTCTGGATCTTCAGTTTGAAGTCAGCACCCTTCCACAGATCGAAGGGGTTCACAGGAGTTTCGTCCTCGAACGCAGGTTGCATTGCTTCCATGATCTTGTCAAAGATCTTCTTGCCGAAGCGATAGAGGAACACTTTACCCTCGTTCTCAGGGTTGGCAGGATCTTTAACGACGTAGATGTTGCTGTAGTAGTTCAGCTTACGCTTCTGCTTACGTGCAACCTCTTTGTCAGAATCCAGACCAGAGTTCCACAGTTGCCTGTTCAGGTCAGAGACAGGATCTTTCTTGCCCAAAGTCGTCAGGGAGTTCTCGATATACCAACCACCAGGACCCTGGAAGGCATGACTCCAAACTTGTGCCCACGGCAGGTCTTCGCCGTCGGGTGCAGGCAGGAAGCGGATGACCGCATAACCGTTGCCTGCTTTGTCTACCTCAGGTTTCCAGAGGCGCTCATCGGGACCGCCTTTGGTCTCAGTCTTGTTAAGGTTCTCTGCCTTCGACAGAAGATCAGTGAAGCTGGACTGCTTGAGGGATGCAAATGACATGTGTGTTCTCCGTATTTTGGTGTACTGTTGTGTGTGCCACTGTATGATCGTAGCACAGTATTTAGGTCTCAGTCAAGGGCGTTGATCATCTCAGACACCTGATTTTTGAGACCCTCATAGAACTGCGGGTTCACGTCCGCTGGGTTCATACCCAACATTGTAGCAGCTTGCTTGACCTGTGACAAGAGTTCCTTGGCATCTGGATCAGAGGAGAGCTGGACCCTCATGAACATCATCTGCTGGACCTCGATCAGTTCAAGCATCTTTTCAAGTTGCACTTTCTTCTCTTCCTTAGAGAGAAGGAGACCCATCTTATTGATCTCTACATAAAGATCTTGCATTCTACGAAGGGAGTGTTGAACCTGTTCAGATTCAAAGAACTTACTCATACGTATTCTCGCTTGATTATGCTTTTATATTTACCACAATCTACATTGAGAAAGGGTTCGTATTTCACTACTTTATTGCGTAGTGGTTTCCACACTATCTCATCCTTGATAGTTTTGTCAAAGTGCTCTACAAAACCAAAGATCATGTTGAAGATAGTGAGTGTCTCAAGACTAATCTTGCCACCAAGATGTGCCTTGACGATGGTTGGATGGACACCCTTGACACGAAAGAGATCATCAAAGTTCTCCTCCATGTTGTGTAGAGTGGCAACATCTTCCGAGAAGATATACGACAGCGACTGAATACGCTTCTGGTACTCAGTGTAGTGTCGTGATCCTTCTCTTGCGATCTGCCCAACCCACTGACCGCCATCGACGATCAGATTAGAGACAAAAAATTCACGCAGTTCTACCTCTTTGAACTTGCGGGACAGTTTCACAAAGAAATACTTGTCCTTACGCCGATCAAAGGATTCTTGCGTTGCTTTACATGCTCCGTTGTATTGGAAGTAATCATATGATTTAGAAGTGAAGTGAAGTTTCAAGGAAAGGTACATTTTATAGACTTCAAATCCAGTCACAGCGATAGGAACCCCCTAGATGTTCTCTTCATGAAGTTAAGTCGTTGAGCATCATACTTCAACTTTTCTTTGAGTGGTTTGGAGATCAGTTTACTGATCCCATCCATCTCAATGTTCTTGTCTTCGCAAAACTGTACTACTGCCTCGATATAGTTGAGATCAGATTCTTTTACAATCTTCTCAATCTCTACCGAAAACTTTGAGGCAGTCATGAAGTTCTTTTCAAAAACATCATCAATTTTACCATTCCCCATGTGCTTCTCGGTATGCGTCGATGTACTCTTTAAGCTTGCGAGCATACTTAAACTTGTCATAGATTTCAAATACTTGTGCTTCACCAGTCTCACAGGCGATAATCGTTACGAGTTTCTTGACCTTGAGACCAGTCAACTCTTGGAACATTATAGCATATGCACATTCCTGTGCAAAATAATCTTGAATCCACTCCTCTTTCTTCAACTTAGTTGAAGTTTTGAAGTCGATGATGGCAAGTTCTCCCTTATACTCTGCAATGCAGTCAACACGCCCAGCAATCTTAAGCATCCTTGAATACAAGGGTGCTTCTAGGGCATGTATATTATTAATACTATCTAGGTGAGGTTTAATAAGGTAAAATAGACCCATGGACATAGGATCGTCCTTATACTTGCTGATGTCCTGATTACTCAGGTAAAGTTCAGCAAGTTTGTGGGTCTTGTTTCCTCGTGTCGATGCACGCTTGGAAATTTTGTTCGCCTCTTCTTCACCAACACGACGACGCCACTCCATGATGGACTTCTTCTTAGAATGTCCAATCACAGTTGTGACAGAAGGGTAGTTCATACCCTCAACGGAGTATGTCCTACCCTTTGCGGTTGTCGTAGCAACTAGATCACGAAAGGAATGTATGTTGAGATGTTTAAAGTCCAAGATTCATTTTGCTAATAAGATAAGATTTGACTAGACCAGAACGAACAATGTCTTGGACACCGAACTCAATGGATGAGAACTCATCCATGGCATCAATGATCTTCATGAAATCAAGGACACCGTTCTTTTCGTATGTCTTGGTCAGGTCAGTTTGTGCAGCGTCTCCAGCGAAAATAACCTTGGTATTAACTCCCAGTCGAGTGATGATGGAATCAAGTTCGTGGAAGTTAAGGTTTTGAGATTCATCAATGAAAACAATTGCGTTATCAATGGTAGTACCACGGATAAAGGAGGTGGACCAGAAAGAGATAGTCTCCTGTGCCTTGAGGTTGGCGTAGAGCATCTCGAACGATGCATCGTCTGGCATCTCAAACATATACTTTACCATATTCTTGTATGGAATCTGGTAAAGGTTTGACTTGTCTTCATGGTCGCCAGGAAGGAAACCAATCTCTCTGGTGGGAACCAGAGACCTCACAATGTACAGTTTATCATACGGGGTCTTCTCTGACAAGACATCCTTCAGTGCCAGGTAGATGCTCAGGAAAGATTTACCAGTTCCAGCGCAACCATACAGAAATAGATTCTTGTCTTTAGTCCAGCTCTCGAACACCTTCTCCTGGGTGGGAGTAATGGGTTTGATGTTGAGCAGATGCTCAGTACCAATTGGTTTTCTTCTCATTTGTCTAGAGGTCAGACCGACCATAGAGGGTTGCTTCTTGGATTTTACGGGCATGGGTTAGATGGAATCGAATTTGGCGTAAGGGTGATGCTTCTTGACATTATTAAGGCGGTCTTTGAAACCTTGCGGCAGTTTGTTCTGCCAGTCACCTACTCCACTGACCGCAGAACCGATGCCTGCGTTCCAGTCTTTATCCCAATCGGGATTGTCTTTTCTCCATTGTTCATACTCAGCGAGAGGCATGAAGAGTTCCATGGTCTCGCCAGTTTTTAAATTCTTTACAGGGTAACAAGCCATCAGTCAATCCTCAGTGCTGGTTGAATATCATCACATCCACAATCTCCATCGGGACAGGACCACTCAAGTGCTTCTGCAACGGTGGGGAACATGCAAGTGAAGATACGCTTACATTCGTTAGCGATATCCATGTGCTCCTTCTGAGTTCCGTGAGCAGAACGCAGTTGGATATAGTGGATCCATGAACGAACAGAACCCGTCATGTAGATACGGGTGGGAGTTGCCAAGGGGAGCACAAAACGAGCACACTCCTTTGCGATTCCCATCTCAAGCATGTGCTTGTAGATGTCCATGGCAGA